CCTTATAGACGTTAAAGAGTTACACTGGCATAAATTTAAAGCGCTTTTGCGCGGGCTTACAAAAACAAAACTAAACGACATTATAAACATAAGGCTTTACGAAAACGACACGGGCAAAGCTACAGACTACAGCCGCAAAATGGAAAAACTGCGACAAGCCTGGGAAATCGACACCCTGCCGGATGATGAAAACGACCCCGCATTACAAGACTTCTTATCACGCATAAAGTAAAAATCTCTGCCAAAAACTGACTATAAGTATATGGCAGATGATGAAATCAGAATTAAAACCACTATAGATAATACAGCCGCGAATAAGGGCTTAAATGACTTAGAAAAGAACGTTAAGAAAACAAGCAAGTCCATAGACGACGCGGGCAAATCAAGCAAGAATCTAGGAAACGCCCTTACAGATACGGGAACAAAAGCGGGCGGGCTTAGTAGTGCCATAGGCTCGGTTGTTTCCGGTTTTGGCGGTTTTGCGGCAGGCGCGGGCGCGGTTGTAGCGGCAAGTAAACAGATTGCGCAAGTAATGCGGCAAACTACCGACGCTTACAAGATACAGGAAAAAGCAGAAGTAGCACTGGAAACAGCCGCGAGAAATAATCCATATATTGACGGCGCGGCAGTTGCAGGCTTGAAAAAATGGGCTAGCGAGTTTCAGAGTTTATCGAATTACGGGGACGAGGCTATATTAAAGCTTATGTCCCAGCTAACAGCCGCGGGACGTACACAAAAAGAAATACAGGATATTATCAAAGCGGCGGCAGACCTTGACGCGGGCGGCGTTATGTCTATGGATAGCGCTGTACAGGCGTTAAACGCTACCTACGGCGGCTTGACGGGTACTTTAGGAAAAACAATCCCTGCTTTAAGGAATCTTACAGAGGAAGAATTAAGAAGTGGAAAAGCCGTTGAAATAGTATCACAGCAATACAAAGGCCTTGCCGAAAACTTAGCAGACAGCAAGACACAGGCAGAAAACGCAAAAGGCGACTTTCAAGAGGCTTTAGGTAAAATCTTTGACCCCGTTGTAAACGCATGGGACGGCTTTTGGAAAAACTTTTATGAAAAGGGAACGGATGTACTTAATAAAATTTCTCATAAGTTTGAGTTAATCCGCGGATCATTCGCACTGGATGAAAACGTTGATACAGCTATATCCACATTCACAAATACCAAAACAGGCGAGCAGACAGCAGGCGTTAAGTATTTTACAGACGCGCAGTTAAAAACAACCATTGAATTATTAGAGGCAAAAAAGAAGCTGTCCGATGAGGAAGAGGACGCGCTTGAACGCCTTAAAATTGAAGCCTCATACAGAGAAAGAAACGCACAATACGAGGCAAAAGTTGCGGCGGCGGCAGAGGACAAGCGGAAATCAGAAGAAAGAGCCGCGCAGGCACGCGCCAAAACCAAAACCGCGGACGATTACGCGATAGAATCAAACAAAAAGCTTAAAGATGAATTAGCAGCCCTTGAGCTTAGAGCAAAGGTAACAGGCGAACAGGTAACTGCACAGGATAAATACAACGTAGTTTTACAGAACTACATGGATTTAATGACCAAAACCGAGGGACTGATTAAAGAGGGCTATCCGGTAGAACAGGCGCGCTTAGACCTGTTAAAAGAATTACGCGCCGAGGTGGAAGCCGCCGCAAGCGCCGAGGAACGTTTAGCAAAAGCTACCGAGTACACAAACGCCATAACCGCCGTAATGGACGGCATTAAAAAAGACTTATCGCCCGCGCAGTCATTAAAAGAACAGATTGCAGGATATGAAACCTTAAAGAAAAAGCTTAAAGAATATTCTGACGCGGAAGTTATAGCGGCACAAGCCGGAAGCGATACTATAATGTCGCGGCAACAGCTTATCGAGGGACTTAACGAAGCCGAAAAAGCCGCAACTATGGACAAAGTAAACGCCATAGCGGGAATTGAATTAAGCGAGTACGACAAGCGCAAACAGCGCATGAATGAATTACTGGACCTCAAAAAAGAAATTGACAGCGAGGAAGTTTTAAGCGAACAGGAAAAAATCGACGCTATGTCGCAGATAGACGAAGCCTACCAGCAGACACGGGCGGAGCAGTTCGCGGCACGCGCTACGGAAATAAAGAACTATACAGACCAGGCTATTCAGATAGCACAGCAAGCCGCCTCAATTATGCTTGAAACCGTAAGGAATCAGACAAAGGCGGAATTATCAGAACTTGAATTAAAGTATAGAAAAGGCGAGATAAGCGAGAAAGAATACGAAGAAGCGATGATTGCCGCAAAGCGTAAAGGCGCACAAGAGGAATACAAGATACAGATGTTCCAATGGGCGGCAAGTTTGGCGCAGGCAACCGCAAACATTGCAGAGGGTGTATCTAAGGCAATCGCACAGGGCGGCTTGTTAGGTATCTTATCCGGGGCTTTAGTTTCAGCGGCGGGCGCGGTACAGATAGCAAGCATTATAGCCTCAAAACCCAGTCCCCCGTCATTCAGTACAGGCGGTTTCTTAACAGGCAATTCTACCCGCGGCGATAAAATCCCATTTAACGGTAACGCAGGCGAGGCAATCCTTAACCCTGCCGAAATGCGTAACTTTATGGACTATGCAAACGGTACAGCCTCAACGGACGGGCTTACAATCATAATCAACAATTCAGCCGCTAACCTTGTAACAGCAGAACCCGAAATATCACGGGACAAAATCGAATTGATGATTGACGCGCGCGTTAATGAGAGTTTGAAAGAGGGACGCTATAATCAGTCCCTTACAATGGCAGAACAAAGCCGAAGCGGCGAGTTTTACGGAATATAAGGAATAAGAATAATGGCGCAGAATTGGAGCAGTTATGTAAATAAGAAATTGTACGGCTTAGGCGGCGGGTACAATGAGAACATCGAGAAAGTTAACTTTAAATCTGGCAGAACGGTTTTTTATAAAAAAAACAGCCTGCCAAAGAAAAAATACAGCCTTTCACTGGATGTAAACGACAGTACAAAAACGGACGGAAAAACCGAGTTTGAATGGTTTTTATACTGGTACGAGGTAACGCTTGCGAGCGGCACGCAGTCTTTTTACCTTGAGGACATAACCACGCACAGCGGCACGCGTGAGTATCAAATGACAACCGAGCCTACATGGAGCGGGCAGAAAACAAAAACGTTAAGCTTAGAGTTTGAGGAAGTATAGCGATGAACCTTTTTAAGCAGTTGGCAGAGGGCGGCGCTTATAACCTGCCTGTTTTAATACATCTATCTGCGGGCGACACTGATATATATCTGATAAATGATAACGTTGACATGGAATATAACGGGCACACATACGCGGCCAGTACTTTTTCATTTAAGCAATCATCATCGGGCGACGCACAAATACAGGTTGAACTTGTAAAGCATGAAGAACTTATAGATCTGTTTGAAAATAACGACGCTTTCACAACGGAAATTGTCGGGGTTTATAACGAGGGAAACGATACAGTTGAATCTTTCAGCATGTACCGCTTTAAGTACGGAACAGCGACATGGACGGGAAAAAGCGCGCAGATAAAGCTTGATAAGGACGACCGCTTAGACATGACTTTTCCTGCGCTTACATTCAATTCATACAACAATCGGGGTAATACATGATTTATTACGAGGACTTGTTAAATGTTCCATATAAACCGCATGGCAGAACACCGCAAGAGGGTTTTGACTGTATAGGGCTGCCGATTTTCTGCGTAAAACGTTCCGGCAGACACTTAAAAGACCCGTGGTATGATAGGCTTAAAATCCCGCATGAAGAAATAAAATCATACATTCTACAAGGGCTTAACGTTCGCGAAATACCCGCCCCGAAAGCGGATGAGCTTGTATCGTTTTCTTATAAAGGAAACGTGCATTGCGGGTATCTTATCGACAAAAACAATGTACTGCACGTTACACCGCTTAACGGCGTTAAATTGTCCCCGCTTGCGGCAATGGGCGCGGCGGTGTTTTACGAGGTTATAAATGAAAATAACATGGTATAAAAAACTCTCGGGCAATCCCGAGATAATCGACATAGAAACCGGAAAAACACTTGCGGAACAATTCCCGGATGTAAACTGGGAATATTGTGCTATTCTCATAAACAGCAAAGTTAAAGACGAAAACACCGTTATAAATGAGGGCGACATTGTAATGATACGGCAAAGCCCCGCGGGCGGTGTTGCGGCAATTATTACAATCGTTGTAATTGCCGTTGTTGCGGTTGCAGTAGGTGTTGTAGGCGGTATCATGGCTTATAAAGCCCGTAAAGCCGCCGAGAAAAACAAAGAAGAATTAGAGAAACTTAAAAAAGAACAGAATACCGACGCTGATAACAGACCCTTTTTACGGGGCGCGTCAAATACTCTGCTTATTGGCAAAAACCACCCTTATGTATGCGGCCGCTGCTTATTTGCCCCGTACCTTGTACAAAACAGCTTTTATCAGATGTACGGCACGGACGGCGCGAACACTTACACATATATGCTTTTGGACGCGGGCTTTAATTATCAAGTTATACATTCAATCTCAACGGATGATATTATAATTAAAACCTTTGACGATACCACGCCACAGCAGGGTGTTTATGATATTGATCCGGGAATATTTGCGCAGGACGGTAAAATAGAAATAAGGCAGGACGGGACACCCTTTGAAATCCTTACACTGTTAAACGGTAAACATGTTTCTACGGCGTGCGATGATGAAGTTGTAAAAGATAGCGTTGTAGAAGCGGGCGACGGCGAGTATTTAACGTATACACTGGACGCTAACGCAAAAGATGTAGAAATTGCTATAACGTTCCCTTATGGCTTGCATGCTTACGACTTAAACAATGTACTGATACCTACACAGCTGGATGTAACGCCGCTTTATTCATTAGACGGCGGCAATACATGGATAGAGTTTTATTTTAACCAGGCAGGCACGCTGTCTAATCACTTCCGGCGCGTTGCAATTAAAGAAATCCTGTTTACAGCGCAAAAAACATTCACGCTTACAGATTATCAGACCTTACAGACAAACGGACAAAAGCAGATACTTATACGTGTACGTAGTAACGGAAATACAGACAGCTCATATATTAAAAATGAATGCTACGTTAAATACTACCAGTCAAATTGCTATGATCCCGATAAGTCAAGCGCGCCGGCCGGAATACTGGACGACGGCGGAACAGCGGGACTTGTGGAAGCCCTGCCGATTGAATCACGCGAAAATGATTACTGCTGTTTGATTGGTTTGCGCTTAAAAGCTACAAAGCTTAACGAGGGCAAACTTAAAAAGGTAAACATTGTTACAAGCGGAACTGCGCGCGTTTGGGACGGCGAGGAATGGAGCGAGGACAAGGTCGCAACCCGTAACCCTGCCGCATGGGCGCTTGAGATACTGACAAGCCCTGCACACCCTGCAAGCCGCTATTCTGATAGCGAGATAGATTTTGACCTTTTCGCGGCTGCATACGAAGCCTGCGAAACCGCCGGATATAAGTTTGACTATGTAATTACAAACAGCCAGCGCAAAGCAGATACTATCAATTTTATTATGGACGGTATAGGCGGCGCTTTGTATCAAAGCCCTTTAACAGGTTTATGGGGAATCGCGCTTGACGCGCCACAGGAACAGGCAAAAGCCCTGTATAACAGTAATAACTTTATAGACATATCACATAAAAAAATATTCGGACGGCGTTCGGATGGCTTGCGTATTAAATACATCAATTCCGCAAATGATTTGTACTTGGAAGATACCTATTTAGTTATGCGTTGTGTTAACGGTGTCCCTGTACCATATACCGCTGAAAGCATAATAAAAGATGTTACAGTTACAGGTATAACTACACATGAGCATATTGTTAAGTATGCGCGCCGCTTAATGGCGATTGAGGAATTACGACCCAAAACTACACCTATAGAAATTGGTAACGAGGGTATTTTTTACCGACCGTATGACAAAATTCTTATACAGGATGATAGCTTAAAAATAGGGCTCGGCAAGGGAATAATTAAAACTTGTGTATATAATGGCGACCTCTTGGCGGAAATTATAACAGATAGCCTATTTACTTTTGAAAGCGGCAAATTTTACGGAATTATTGTTACCTGCTACGATGATACAGGAGTTGCAACACGTGCTATTAAAGTAAGCGGAACAGGCACTACCCAAAGAATGACCATTTTAACACCCGTACTTATTTCAGATGATATGAAACCAGAAGCGGGTAATAATTTTAGTTTTGGCGAGCTTGACGAAAACGGACAATTCTCGAAAATAACAAGCCCGTTTATGATAAGTACTATAAGCCGCGGTGAAAAGGGCTTTAAACTTGAGGTTGTCGATTATAACGAGGCAATCTATGAAACCGGTCCAATTCCGGCTTATAAGAGTAACATAACCCAAAAGCCACCAATCTCACAGGCAGAAATCCCGCCGGATTACGTAACAGGAACACAGCTTAAAGAATTATTAGATCAGCTTCAAAGTGGTAATGTTCCTATGGGCTTGCCCTCAACACCGCTTAACGTTGCAGGAACCGCAGGGCGGGACGGAATCACGCTATCAGCGCAGCATATCGGCGCAGGGCTTGAAAACGACCTTGCAGGAACTGAATATATAATAACGCGCTCGGATGATACCGAGATAGTTGTAAATACTACAGGCTTAACAGGAACTTACACGTTTAACAGAGCCGTGGACGGCTATCCCGAATATGACGAGCTTGCACAATGGACGGTAAAAGCCCGCTTTAAGAACGTATACGGCAAAACATCGGAATATACAGAACCCGTCGCAATTACCGTTTCCGGCTATGGTACATGGCAGGTTGCCGCGCCTGTTATCACGAAGCGCGAAAGCAACCGCGCCATTACGTTATATTTTGAACAGCCTGCGAGAAGTGATAACCGCATAAGATACGGCACTATAAGACACCGTGTACAGGTAAAGAGAATATCAGAACCGGCAGACAGCGAGTTTTACAAACCCGCAACAGCGGCAGACCCGCGCGCCTCTGAATCAAACTATAAGGACGGTACAGGCTATGTTATTGCCGCGGAATCATTCAGCCAAACAATGCCGCTTATCGGACAAAACCTTGAAGAGCCCATACCGCAAGATACGACATACCAATACAGCGTAATTGCTTATAACGAGGCGAGCGTATCAGCTACAGCAAGCGTTATAAACGCCGTCGCACACGCTACAAGCATAGAGGACATTGTAGAGAACGCCATAGGAAGCGCGCAGATAAAACAAGACGCTGTAACGGCTGATAAAATCTATGTCCGTATGCTTTCAGCCATACAGGAAAACTTAGGATATATCACGGGCGGTATTTTTGAGGGAACGGAAAATAACCGCTGGGCACTTTCAACGGTAACACTTGAGGACGGCTCGACACGCTACGAGGGCGCTATGCGCGTAGGCGGTGATGATGAGTATTTTGAGGTAATACCTTATAACATCGTAAACGGTGTGCCGCAAAACTATCATGTTAAGTTTAAGGCAGGCGACTTTGAGATTAGCGCGCAAGCGTCAAACATCAACGGCGTTTTGTATGTTATAGAAAAAGAAAGCGCGCTTGACCGTACAGCGATAACGCCGCAAGGCACATTCTACCAGCATAGGGACAGCCCCGCGGGTGATTGGTATAACATCGGCTACAGCCATACTAACGGCTTTATGTCGTCGCAGTTTTTCAGCGAAAAAAGCGTTATATTCACTAATCAGACAATGGCACAGCGCCGCCTTGCAGGGCACGACATAGGCGCGGCAATGCCGAGCGCGGAGGCTTTAGTATATCATTTTGACACTGATTACTTAAATCAACACCAAACAAACGGGCTTACAATCGAGGACGCGCCCGACGGAACGCACATGTTAGTAGGCGCGGCAGATACAAGCGCGGATATTGATTTTACACCCGCAATTTTGACAATAGCCCCTTATGCTACCGTAGGTAAGTCCCTTTACGGACAATGTGCCGTAACGGGCAATTTTGGCAATAGCGCGGGCGAGTATTCAATAGATTTTTGGGAACAATACATATACGCAGAAAATCAAGTTTTGTTCGACGTTGGCACGCCTAACGAGCGCGTAAGGCTTGTAACAGCTACCCGTGAATGTTTCCTTTTTGGAATATTTGAAGATGAAAACGTCGCAATGTTTACAGAAATGACCATGACGCGCTTGTTCTATCAGCTTGGTTATTCTGAATCAATCCCGATGTTTGAAGCCGCAAGCGGTGAATGCGCGATGTTTGAAGCCGCAAGCGGTGAAGTTGATATGTTCTTTACGATCCTTGCAGATGAACCGTATAACGCTAACTATGAATACTACGAAATGACAACGGACGGCGAGAGCGAGATTTACACGCTTATAGCCTTAACGGAAGCGGAATACTACGAGCAGCTTGTACTTGGTTTGTACGTTAAGACCTGCGAAATGAACACCCCGCGCGGCGCTTATCGTGAATTACAGCATATTGTTAGCGGTGTTGTGGATGAGGCTATAACGTTTGAAGAATTAGGCTTGAGTTTCGAGCCTAACACATGGGTACATTTTGGAATATTTGCGGATAGTTCCAAAGTGCGATTGTGCATAAACAGCATTTATCACGATTTTGACCGCGCAGAAGCCGCCGGAACGTTAACTATAAATATGAATCAAAACAAAACGTCCGTAATTATCGACGAATTGCTCATAGACCCGACAACGGCGGCAAGTTATACAGACTTTGTCGAGCGGACACAAAAGCGTATACCGTTCGGAACTCTTGCAGAATCTGAAAACTGGTTTATTTTAACGGCGGCAAACCCGTCAAAAATAAAGACAAACCTTTTCGACGCGCCTCAATTTGTAGAAGCGGTTGAAGCGGTTTTACGTGCTCATAACTTAATAGGAGATTAAAAACTATGGCAGTAATTGATTTAACACTTAACCGGCTGACATTGCCGGGCTTGTCGAACTACACGCCGCCCTTTGGCACAAAAAAAGCGGCAGATGTAGCATTAAGAACAGAAGAGGGCTGTAATAACTTTACATTACCCTTTGAAATACAGCGCCCCGTAAGCGTCGGCGAGAACAGCTCATGCAGTGGTAACGTAGAGCGCAACTCGCTTGTAAACATTACTAACGCAGGTGTTACGCTTTCATTGTCAAACGGCGCTTTTGTAGGCTGTACGGTAGACGTTATTTGCAGCGCCTCAAGTGGTAGTGCTACGGTATTATGCGGCAGTATTTCCTATGCGGTATCTTCGGGGCGAAAAATCCGGCTTATATGGGACGGTACAGCATGGCAGTTTGACGGAAACGAAGCGGGCTTGACTTATGATACATCCCGCTGGCTTATTTTTGACTTTTCAGCGGAAAACCGGAAAAGCCTTAAAATCAAAAAGGGAACACGAATCCCGCTTGATATAACAGGCAGTAGCGGAACAGAGCGCCGCTGGCTGACAGTTAACGCCGATACATCGTACGACTTAGCAAGCGCCATTACAGCGGCAGGAAACGCCGCGGCAACCCGTACAGGTGAAATCAACGGGCGCGATTTTTACGTATATCTTGCCCCCGATACAAGCGGTGTTAAACTTGTAGTATCAACGCTTGCTACAGCGCCGAGCGATATTGACGCGGGCTACACTGTAAACAATACGCGTAAAATTGGACAATTCCACACACTATGCGCAGACGCGGGCGCGAGTTTAACGGCAACCATTGCGGCAGATCCGGGCAGTTTGTCTGTCAATGATTATGTCATGGTTAAAAACTATCCCGCTGACAGTGATTTTCACGACTTCTATAATAAAAAGGTTACTGCAGTTTCAACGAATGCAAAATATGACACTGTAACGGTTGAGCATGTGTTAAAAGGCTTTACCGCCGGACAAATCCTGCCCGAGAGTGTATGGTGTTTGACATTCAGACCGCATTCTAGCGGGGACGGAATGATTTACGACTACGACACCGACACAGCGGTTGATATTTACCTGCAGAGCGGCAAGGGCAGAAATACAAAGAGCGTATACGGCGGTACAACCACACGAACACGCGAACAGCAGAACCACCAGGCGGACATGAACGCCGTCGGTAAATTGCTTATAAGCGATGATGAGTTTACAAGTGCCGCAATGGGCAGTAACGAGAAAACCTCTATTGCAGGAGCAGCGGAAGCCTCAATCACAACCACAGGCGGACACGTTGACACAGCTTCGCGCCGTATGATTAGCTTTTTGGGCGTTGAGGATATGTGCGGCGGTATCAATCAATGGTTGCGAAACGTATCCGCGAACAATAGCCAAAACTGGACGAACTACGACGGCGTTGGAAACTTTGGGCAGACTTACGGTACGTCAAATGCGTTGCTTGCGGGCGGTTCTTGGGGCGACGGCGCGTCGTGCGGGTCGCGTTGTCGGTACGCGGATTGCGCGCGTTCGCATGCGAATGCGGCTCTCGGCGGGCGCGGGGTGAGCCGCGTCGTGCGAGGGCTGTAATTTTGGGTAACAACTGCACTTGTTATTATGCGTTGCTTGCAGGCGGTAATTGGAGCAACAGCACGTCGTGCAGGTCGCGTTGTCGGAACACGAATAACACGCGTTCAAATGCGAATGCGAATATCGGCAGGCGCAGGGTGATACGGAGTAAAAGAGCTTAACATCGGAAGCGGTTTATTGAACTTCGGCTGACAAGTGCAGTTTGGCGGAAAGCCAGAAAAAATACCGATGGGCGGGTTATTGCGGTACGGTAACGGAAACTCTAACCCGCTATTTTTGGGGATAAGATGAAAACGTATAATAATTTATGGGATGATTTTATAAGCGTTGAAAACTTTGTAAGGGCTTATAAAGACGCTCGCCGCGGAAAAGGACAGCAAAGAACGGTTGCAGATTTTCGGCAGGGCTGGGCGTTAAAGCTTTACAAACTGCGACAGGATGTAATAGCGGGTAATTTCCATACGTCAAAGTATAAAGCTGAAACGATTTACGAGCCGAAAAAGCGCGTAATTTATAAATTGCCATTCAACCCCGACAGAATCGTGCAACACGCGATTATGAATGTTCTAGCCCCGATTTTAGAAAAGAAGTTTATTACAGATAGTTACGCGTGCGTACCAGGGCGCGGGCAGATTAAAGCAAGTCAACGGTGTATGCAGGCTGTCCGCCGGAATAAATACTGCCTTAAATGCGATATACACCATTTTTACCCGTCCATTGACCAGGCTATTTTATCGGGAATGTTTCACAGAATTATTAAAGATAAAAGGTTTATGGCGGTTTTGGATGATATAATATTCAGTTTTCCGGGCGGCAAAAACGCGCCTATCGGGAATTATTTAAGCCAATGGAGCGGCAATTTTTACTTAACGCCCTTAGATAATTTTGTTAAACGTGAATTAAAGATAAAAGACTATATCAGATATTGCGACGATTTTATGCTATTCTGTAATGACAAGAAATATTTGCATAATTGCAGATTAAGAATAGAAAAGTTTATCAACGAAAACTTGCAGCTTGAATACAGCAAAGCGGATGTATTCAATGTAAAGCAGGGCGTTGATTTTTGCGGGTATCGCCATTTTAATAATTTTATACTAATCAGAAAATCAACAAAGCTACGAGAGCAGAAGAAAATCGCCGAAATCAAAAAGGCGATAGAAAGCGGGAATTATGACGCGGATAGTTTGCGCTCATCGATTGACAGTATAATAGGCTGGTTAAAACACGCTAAGACATACAAATTAAAGAAAAAATATCAGCTTTACGAATTACGGGCAAAGGTTGCATAAATGGAACGGTTTGGCGATTTTGTGGATAATGACGAGCGCCCGTTTTCCGGCGATAAGGTAAAGCTAAACGACCTCATAAATAAAGAAATAATCCTGCTAAGATACAAAATAAGACCGTCCAAATACAAGGACAAAGGCGACCGCTGCGCAACCGTACAATTCAAATACGACGAATCCGGCGAGGAAAAAATATTTTTTACCGGAAGCACGGTTATTATCGACCAGTTAGAAAAATACGGCGAGAAACTGCCATTTATGACAGTTATTAAGCATATAGATAAGTATTACACGCTGTCTTAATTCTGCGCGCTGTAATATTCGATTGTAGCGATAAGCGCGGCAAGCGTTTTAGGCTTAATTTTAAGCTTATCAGTGCGACCGCGTGAGCCAACAAAACACGCTATAGGATTAGCGCCGTTTAACACGTTCAACAATTCCGCGGCTTGTGTTGCGGTAAGCCCCGCAACAAAACTTTCACGTACAATTTTACCCGTTACTATGTTTTTATCGTTGTCGCCCTTATCCACGGCAAAGCGCCCGTTATCGGAAACAATAACAACCTGCTGCATATCTAGCCAGCGGGAAAATTGATAGCTTGCATTTAGCACAAGCGCGCCGTTTGAAATGTAAAGCCGCAAGTTTTCGCGCTCGCCTGCTAGATCATCGCGCAAGTTATAAAGCGCGCCTATTTTCATGTCTTTATGCGTAATAAACGTTACGTCCATAATGTCGTCATAAGTAGTAATAAAATCATCGGCAAAAGCTGAAAAAGCGAAAACAAACAAAATTAAAACGATTAAAGATTTTTTCATATAACACCTCGCAAACTGGATTATAAGGCAGGATTTACGACAAAGCAAGTAATTTTTTACCCTACCCGAATAATAGCGCGCCCGCTATGTTTATCAGCGTAAAAATACCGATAAATCAATTCTTTTTCTACTATCGGCATTGAATCCCCGACAACATCGCACAACGGCTCGCATAATTCTACATCAAAATAATTACCGTTTAGGTAACATTTCAAGCCGAAATTTTCAGATAAACAGAGAGTAAAACGAACACACGCCGCGCGGTTTGAAAGCAAGCGGAACTTATAACCGTGATAAATAAAAGAACCGTCCGCGCGTGTTTTCTTTTCACATCGGACAGAAAAAAGATAATCAAAATCACATCCGGCGGGCGGTTTGTTCCAATGTAAAGCGGAATCCTGCGCAGGCACGGCAAAGCGCGCGTTAAATCCGTCGATAAAATCAGACAAAAAAGCGTTTGCTTTTTCTATTGTGTCGATTTTTAAGAACCGGAAAATATACGGCAAGCGTCCCTGTAAAGTCTGCCAAAGTCGCTC